TGCATATTCTTCAGGATTTCCGCATGGCATGAACTTTCCGTCCACTTCATGCGTGCCTTCGCAACCCAAAGATGCTGCTGCTTCTGCAGCTTCTTCAACTGAATTAAAGAATTTTTCTTTGTATTCAATATTTCGTTTCATAGGATTACGTCTGCGATATCGCATTCCATATCCTTTTTCAGAATCTTCATCATAAACTTGAACTAGCTCAAAAGCTTCTTTAGCGTCATCATCTAGCTGACCATAACCTTTTAGATCTAGGTACTCTCCAGTATGACATTTCTCATCAAAATCAGCTTTAGATAGGAAAACCGCAGGAACATCAGGATTTTCATCTTCGTCTTCGTCAGCTTCCCGTGTAAGATTTTCAAGGATTCTAGAAGCTTTTTCTGAAATTTCAGAATCGTCTTCTTGCTTTGGTTCTTCCATTGGGGCTCTTTCCGTAGCTTCAGCTTCGCCAGCTTCTGACAGCTTTGAGTATTCTTCCATAGTTGCGCAAGGCATGAACATTCCATTTTCATGTTCATGAGAGCCTTCGCATCCCAATTCGGAAGCACGCTCAACAGCTTCTTCAGCAGTTTCAAACATATCTTTTGCAGCATCTGCTTTAACTTCTACGTCTTCGTCTGATTTTTCTTCAGCTTCTTCGTCAGTAGCTTCTTCTTCAGTTTCAGCATCTTCTTCTGATGCGTCTTCTTCTGTTTTTTGTTCAGTAGTTTCTAGTTGAGCTTGAAGCTTTTCTAACTCCGCTAATTGCTCTTCTAGTTCATTGTTTTCCATTATTTTCTCCTAAAAGTTCCTTAACTTAGTCTAGTTAATATTAGCTTCTGTGTCAAGATGTTCTTCTTCAAATCTGCTAGAAACCTTAGGCTCAAAAGACAGACCAGCTATAGAAAAGGCAACCTTTTCTAAGAGATCATCATGTTCGTAATCTTTCGCAAACAGAAGATCAATTCCATCTTCTGTTCTTACTGGAAGAACTGGTAATGTTTTAACATTATCCAAAACTTCAAACGCTTCAGCTTCATCACACTTAAGAGTAACTACAAAGCCTGAAGTAGCTTTCTTTGAAGCAATAACTACTTCAACTTGTTCTTCTCTCATTTTAACCATGAAATCTTCAACCATGGATATTAAAGCTAATGTAGCTTCACGTTCTTTACCTGCGCCCTTTAGAGGAATCATTGCATTGTATGCCATAAGCAGTAATGCCATCGGATCTCTTTGAACACTCTCTGAAGGACCTCTTCCGTATTTACCTCCACCTTTTGTCTCTGTCTCGCAGGAACAAGGCTCTGCATCCTTCTTTGCAACACTCTCATCTTCTGAAACATCAGCTTCATAGCTATCTTGAGCATTTAAGTTTGCATTATTATCAAATTTTCCTAAAGCCATCAGATATGTCTCCCTATCTTCACAAGGGAAAAATCTTCCTTCATGGGAGTGCACGCCGTCACACATAAGAGTCTTTGACCAAGCTCTAGCCATTGCCATGCTGGTAAAACCTTGTGGGTCTTCCGCTTCTCCGACTTCTTCTTCTCCGTCACGCATTACAACGCCGTGCATACCTTCCATTTTTACACCTTCTTCTTTCAATCCCATGGGAATCATGGGTTCTTCTGGTTCTTTATCTGGGTTATATCCGCTTCCTTTTGGAAGACTTTCAGGCACAGAACCATCCATAGGCATGTATGTCGTCATTGGTTTAACTCTTGTTGGAGCTCCTACCATGAACTGATTGCCTTCTCGGTGGTATCCTGCCTGCCAAGTCATATTAGGGCCAGACTGAAAAACTACTGTATTATCATCTAAATCTATTATTTCTATAGGTTTGTTAAGCGCTCTTGACAAAGCTGACCTGAGCACAGATTGTGCATCGGAAGGATCTGCCATTTGAGTGCTCCTCAAACCGCCTTTTTCTTCAGCATCTTTAACAGAAATAGTACCTGTCAACTGATTTGCGCCATGCAAAACAGGAGAAACTTCGTAAAGCTCTACCTCTTTTAGCATATTGGCTTGCATTTCATTATTGAAATCAGCTACTAAAGTTTTATAACCTATAGACCATTCTTGATCGTTGCCATAAAAAGCAACATTAGCAAACGCTTCACGTCCTCTTTCAGTGTTCAAATTGAATTGAACTTTTGCAAATAGGCCACCAACGCCAGCTTTTTTCATCTTTTCTGGAAGGCGTGGATCGCTTCTAGGAACTTCATATATATCAATTACTTTTCCTATTGGCTGATTCCAGTCATGACCCCACACAACACGTGGTTTTCTTCTTTTTAACGATGAGTTAAATGCTCCCGGCATAACTACATCTCCGACTGAATCTTTATTTCCTATTGCAGAAACAAAACATTCTACAATACCTTGCGCTTTATCTACCCCTATTTGACCTGAAATAGCCTTAAAAGCGACATCAGAATCGCTTGAAAGTTCAGGGGTAACCACTGAATCTATTGTTAAAGTTGTCATGACACCTCAAATTTTATGTTCCGAACACTTATATAGTATAGCAATTAAGATGTGTGTGCAAGCACACTTTATATAAATTGAAAAACTATACTTTATATAAATTATCTACTGAAACGTAAGAAGCATCTACAGTTTATTGTTAAAGATGGTGGGGCTATTGGATCTCTTGGAAAGCGTATTGGTATGCTGTTCACTATAAAAGGCTCACTTATTGCGACATTATTGCCCCTAAGTATCCTATGCGTTTCCCTAACTTTACCATCAGCCATAGTTACCCATGTCTTTTTTATGCTAGGATCACTTAAAGCAGAATCATACAGGCCCATATTGTAAGAACCCAGTATTGCTGAATCTGCAATTGTATTTCTACGTTTACTTCTTAAAAGTCTAAAAATACCTTTTATTAGGTAATAAGCTAATAAAAGTTTAAACATTACATCAATATCTTCGTCTTCTCCCTGAGTACTAGAAGCTTGTGATAACGCTTGAACAATGTACTTTTGCGTGGTAGAATTAAAATTATTGACCGTTGCTACTTGTTCAGACATAGCTGCATTAGCTAAATCTTCTTGCACAGGCGTGCCGTAGCCTTCTTGTATGTTGTCTTCAATGCCTTTTTCGTAAGCTTTTTTCATCTCGCTTACCATCGGGTCAGATGCTGTAGCCAGTGCAGCCATTGAAACAACTGAAGCAAAATCAGCTTGATCTCCTAAACCTATCAAAGCTTTTGTTGATTCCTCTTCCAATGCGGCTAAAGCTATTTTTTCTTGCTCATCTATAACAGCATCTAAAACTGTTTTAAAAGAAGATTCTAAAGAAGTTACAGATTTCTCTACTTTAGTTTCCCAAGTGTTTTCTAGAAAAGCGGTTTTCCTTGAAAAGGGAGGCGCTTCTCACCCTCCTCTTCTTCCTCGTCATCTTCTTCTAACCCATCTAAAATAGATGGAACTTCAGATGCAGGTAATTCTATCTGCTCAGTACCTTGAACTTCCCCTAAAGGTACAAACGCTCCTTGTTCAGGGCTAAACTCAGATGCCACTGTTTGTGTAGCATCAGAGCCTTGCTGACCTAAAGGAACGTTTGGCTGAACGCCTTGTGGTATTGGCTCAGTTCCTTCTGGGGCTGGATTAAGTATTCCTTCAACACCAGCAGGAGCACCTTGTGGTCCAGCAGCAGGAGCAGCGCCTTCAGGCCCAGCAGGCCCCATGCCTGGCATTCCTGCGGGAGCGCCAGCCGCAGCAGCCGCATTTGGATCTTCCATAGGCTTCTCTGTGTTTGCAATTGGCGTAAGATTAGGATTAGCAAGTATTGAATCAGCCAAATCAGCTTCAACTTTCTTTCTACCTGTTAGTCTCCTATACTCGTTAACGCTTATAAGGCCTTGCTGATACTCTTGTAAATGAAATTGGCTTTGCTCTTGCTGTGACAATATAATGATAGGCACACCAGTTGTATCAAAATCAACAAAGTATTCGTCACTAATTGGATCAAATGACCTAGCAATAAGGTCAAGATGTGGCTCCATAGTCTCCATCCAGAAGACTTTACCTTCCTCCATGGCATTAGAAAATGTTCTATTTGCAGAGTTACCTATGATAGACTCTGGCACACCAAAAGCAGCTAGAATTTCTTCTTTGTTTAACGTTCTCATTTGGATGTACGCAGCATCTCTAGGGTTTGCCGCAGTATCTACAAAATCTGCACCATCGTCAGAAGCTATAACACCTACAGCGCCTGCCCTTGATAGATTGCCTTGGAACCGTGACCTAAGCTCATCTTTATCTTCGTCGCTTATCTCACTTCTAACGACCAAAAGTCCACCCGGCCTTCCATCGTTTACCAAAAAGTTCCTATTGTAAACCTTTGCTAAGTTTTCTACCTCTATGGCTACACCAGCAGCTTGCATAGGGGTCATAGAAAGGTATGGGTCAAGCGGGTGAGGCCTTCTTATCCAAATAACATTTTGTGGCTTTATGATTCTTTTGTCTCCTTGCGGTAACTTTACCTCATACCCAGAAACAAATTTTGATACGTGAGGAATTGGAGCAGTATCTTGTGGTGGAAGCAGGTGCAGGGCTATAGGGTCGCCGAGCCTGTCTCTAACAACCTCTATAAAAACTCCACGGGAGCTCATCAAAAGTTGAGCAGATAACCTGTATCTAAAAGCGAAAGCATTCTCACCAATGTTTGACGTGTTATTGAAAACTTCTAAAACGCTATCGTTTGTAATAACCTCTCCAAATGGGTTATTGTCTCTTCTAAAGACCATAGGCAGCTTAGCTTGGTTTGATGAAATAACATCAATGCATCTAAACACCCAAGTTATCTTAGCAACACCGTCTTGATAAGCTTTAGTTATATCCCAACCGTCATGATAGCCTGTTTTGGGCTGAAGACTTGGGCTATAAGATATTGGCGCACCAACAGATATTGCTGCTTTTTTCTCTACGCCAGCAATATTTTCAAAAGATTTATTAGTTGTTGGGTTCCACGCCATTATTCAGCCCCTAAAATGTATCCATACCAGACAGCTAGTAGTCCACCACTTGCAATTCCAACCCCTAAATGTACTATACTAATACCAAGGGCTAATGTTATTATACCCCCACTTATTAGCAAATGAGCGGCGTTAGTGCGATTTAAGTATTTTGATAAAAATTTCATTATAATAATAGTTTACCAATAATTTGTCAAGGAGACAACTAGAAAAATGGTTACAGTGGAAAATGCGGACTGGGAATCCATACATAAGTGGCTTCAACCTAAGGGATCAGACTACTGGGTGGAAGAACCTTCTCTTACCCAAAAGGTCTTTCTAAAAACCACAGCACAAGAAGTTTTATTTGGAGGAGCAGCAGGTGGTGGTAAAAGCTCTGCGTTGCTGATGGCAGCTTTGCAGTATGTGGATGTTCCCAACTACTCAGCTATTCTTTTTCGTAGAACTTATGCTGACTTGTCTCTACCAGGCGCTCTTATGGACAGGTTTAGAGAGTGGATTGCCACATTTGATGACATACACTGGAATGCTAATCAGTATACTGCAACTTTTCCAAGCGGTGCAAGAATAACATTCGGTTATTTAAATAACAGTCAAGATTATCTAAGGTATAAAGGTTCTGAATTTCAATTTATTGGCATGGACGAGGTTACAGAAATACGAGAGGCAGATTATAGGTACCTATTCTCTCGTTTACGTAGGCCATCTACTGGACCATTATCTCAAGTGCCTCTAAGGATGCGTGCTGCAACAAACCCTGCCCCAAACTGGGTACGTCAAAGGTTTTTAGTTGAAGGCAATGACAAAGGTAGAATTTTTGTACCTTCAAAGCTAACAGATAACCCAGGCATTGATCCTGAATCATATCGTGCAGTTCTACAAGAACTAGACCCTGTAGAAAGAAAACGACTTGAATTTGGCGACTGGTGGGCAACTACTCTTGGTTCTATGTTTGATAGAACTCAGTTTGAGGTGCTTGAGCCTGCTGAGCTGCCAGACTTCACCAAAGATACAACAATAATCAGATTTTGGGATTTAGCTGGAAGTGAGCCAAGCCCATCATATCCTGATCCTGACTGGACAGTAGGATGTTTAGGTGCAATGCATGAGGGCATATTTTATATTTTAGATGTTAGGCGTATACGAGCAAAAGGTGATAAAGTAGAAAAGTTTATACGAGAAACTGCTGAAGAAGATGGTCCTGACATATCTATACAAATGGAACAAGAGCCAGGCTCTGCAGGTAAAAACTTAATTGACCAATACGCCCGATATGTACTAGCAGGCTATGCTTTTACAGGGCAACGAGCAACAGGTGATAAAGAAACTAGGGCTAAGCCTATGTCAGCTGCCGTAGCTAACGGAAACGTGCGACTGCTTCGTGGAAATTGGAATACGGATTATATTGACGAGATGTCCGCTTTCCCTGAAGCTAACGTCCACGATGACCAAGTTGACGCTTCTGTTCATGCTTTTAATTTATGCGCCGGACTAGGTATGGGAATAAAAAGCAAACTTGAAATTATAGTTTAAAGTACGTCTAACTGCTCCATAAATAAACGTTGGGCGTCATACAGCCTCTGGCGGTATTCTTCCCGTTCTATATCTACCCGATCTTTAGCAGCCTCTACTGATGCAAGCGCAGCGACAGCTACTTCAAAAGGAAAAGTAATAGTTATGTACTCTTGCTCATCCACGCCATTCTCTATCTAATATGTATATCTGATTAACATCATCATCTAAATGCTCTGCCAAATCAAGAATCTCATCTGGCAGTAGCCTAATGCATCCCCAAGAGTCTGGGTACTGCTCATAAACTGAGTCATAATGATTAGTACCATGAATCAAAATGCCCCTAACAACTGAATTAGAGTTTCTTTGTTCTTGAGAATACATGCGCAAAATAACTGTGGTTAACTCTCTGGTAAGTTGCCACCTTTGGTCCTTAGGTAAGGTTTGGTCAACAGTAGCGTAACGACCAAAACAGCTTGTCGTCGTCCACTGTGCCCCTATTTCATCCATATCGCATACAGTTGCTTCTGCCCCTATAGTTGTCATATACCCTACAGGTGTTCGGTGTGAACCAACCACATTACCTAAGCGCACTATCTCTCCTGTAGCGTTAGGCGAGCCATGTCCTGTAGAGACACGATATTGCCTCCTTATTGATCCATCTAAAATATGCCACATAAATTGTGTCTCAGGATCAACTATAAGTACAGAACTTGACAGTTCTCCAGAAATTTCTAAAAGTTCAGACATACCTGTTTCAACTGGCTCTGGAAGGCTAGTGCTTACTTGAGGGGTAAAAAATAATGAAGTAGACCCCACAGCTAAAGAAAGTAATATATTAAAAATATACCATGTAATATAGTGCATTAAAACAACGTTTCTTCTTGGGGGACCCTACCGCTTTTAACTTGCTTTTGCCGATCTATGCAGGCTGAGTGCGCCCAAGCTTCTGGAACCGACATTAAAGCTAAAGAGTTTATACCACCTTGAGGTCTAACTTGAGCCCAACCAGAAACTTTTCTATACACGCCTACTTCTTTGACTTTAACTATTTCATCGCAGAAAAAACATTTTGCAGTAGCTTTCACTTAAACCTCCGACAATATTTTATATGCCGACAGCTTATCTCTATGAACCAAATTGTCTATTTCAAACGACTGTTGAATCGCATCAAGCTCATCCACATTTCTATGAAAATCATAAAACTCGCAAATAGCGTTAAGCAGCGCCCATTTAGTTTCGCCAAAAGTTCCTGAGTTTATTTGTGAGTCGTAAAGTTGTTTAACCCTATCATGCACAAATTCAGTGTATTCTCTTTTCTTTTTGGTATTAGCCTTAGATAAACTCCAAATCTTTTTAAGATAGTCATTTACCTGATAGTTTCTTAATTCAACTGATAACATTTCTATGCTGTCAGCGATTTGCTTAGTCCAAACATCTCGCATCATCAAGACTTCAGAAGCTTCCTCTAGTCTATCAGTTGCATTAGGCGTATGCCTCTTTCTTAAACAAAAAGAAGCGTAGTCTTTATTAGAAGAAATTCTATATATGGTTGAGTTTATCCGCCTACTATCAAGGTTGTAATAACAAATAGGGATGGACCCATCATGAGAAGTCATAATCACTATATGATTATCAATTATGTCTTGTGTTTTCTTATCAGGACTTAACGTAAGCTGCGTAGTCCTAACACAAGCAAAAAACTTTCGGCCTCCGTCTAGCGTACCCACACTTTCTAAAACTGCATCGCCAGATGATTTGTTTACGATTGCTATAGCTTTGTCAATTATTACTTCATTCGGTACAACTTGATATCTGCCTTTTACAACTTCCCAATTTTGTAATTCTAAAGTTGCAGGATCTAACCTGCCCGTGACATACCTGTCATCTACAGTCATAAATTTACCAGTCCTTAAATCTTCAACTTGAACAGGGCTTAATATGACTTCATAATCAGCATCAGCCTTCTCCAGCATCTCTTCTTTAGATAGCGTTTGGTTTACAGCTTTACCTATTTTATGCCAACTAGGCGCTTTATACACAATCATTCCTTGTAGCATTTATATTTTTGATAGCAACTTCGTCAAGAGTTACTCCTAATTCCCAAGCAGCTAAAGACACGCAGCTAAGAACTTCTCCAAGTTTTTTAAGCATCTCTTTTTTCTCTTCACCGTCAGAAATGCTTTTACCATTCTCAATAGAAGCAGTTGCGAAAATTTCAATATCATCTGCTGCGTCAAAAAGTTTATTTAAGGTATCCAACATCTCTGAATCAAAATCAGATTTTTCTCTACCTATAAGACTTCTAATTGCTGCTTGATAAGCGTTTATCTCAAGTCCCATTTTACACCTTTTCTGAGTGACCTGTAGGGCGCTCTATATGAATGTCTTCACCGCTTGCAGATTCAATAGGAACCCAAGCAGGAGAATATGTGTGTTGTTTTATTTTACGCATCTTTACTAACGAGCCTTCCAACAAAACTTCAAACTCGTTTTGAGTCATGCCTAACTTTTTTCTTAGTTTATTGTCAGAATACTTTCCAGATTGATAAATCCTTCTTATCAATCTAGATAAAAACTTGGCAACAACTACACCTCTGTACCTGTTCAAATCTATATGTAGCAACATAGCTTCAACTTTATTAGCTTTCACTACTATGACAGGAAGATCTTTAATGCCTAACTCATTCGCAATAACCCACCGATGATATCCATCTATAATCGTACCATCTTTAAGTATAACAAGCGGGCTCAATACTCCATATTTTTCTATGCAAGCTACTAATTGCTTGTAATCAGGCGTAACCACATAACACACGCTTCTCCAATCAGCAGGCTTAAGGTCATTTGTTTTTGCAATATCCATTTTATCTCCTATCATCATATTTATCTAGTGAATCAGCATCTGCAAGCATTTGTTCTTCTTCCTTAGCTAAAGCAGCCATTCTCATTGAATGCGCTCTTGTCCTTGGTCCAACGGGTGACGGAGCATCTCCATGAAAATTATGTAATAACAATGTTCTAAGTAAGTGATCTATTGGGTAGCTAAATGCATCAGTTACATGCTTTTTCTTGTATTCGTGGCAGTAGGACAAAGCTTCACGCCTCATGCCTGGCGTTAACATAGAGTCCTCAACACACATTTTAACTCCATCCCAACCCATTTTAGCATAGATGTCTATAAGTTTTTCCATATCAAACTCTGCCCACAATCTTTTTTGTGCATCTATTTCTGGGAATACTCTGTACAGTGAATCATAGAATTCTGGCTCAGTTCTTATAACGTCTTCTAATCGTCTTGCCGCAACTGAATGAAGCGGAATACCAACTCTTTGGTTAGCTCCGCTCATAGCAGCAAAATCATAGTATTCACAATATGGGGCATTGTGCTCTTCAGTTATAAATTTTAGAGCATCATCTGCTGTCCAGTCGTAAATAATTTTTGCAAACTTCAAAGGAATTTTTTTAGGAAGCCCATAAGGATGATTAATGTAGTTTTCATGCAGCTTCTGAACAACGGTGCGATATCTTATCATAGATTCATTTGCACGCACTCCTGTTATAAAAGCTACCTTACCTTGCTTTCCTTGCATTGTGTAGTTGTCCATACCTATTGGTATTTCTTTTTTGCTAGATAAACCAAAGTGTTCTGCACGTATGCAGTTTTCAGGGTAAGGTCTAAATAACCTGCCCTCTGCTTCTCTATTCCCTGACCATAGCAATATGTATGCTCTTTGGCCTAGTACCCATTTTTCTTGTCCTTGTGGTAAGCAATACCATTCCATGTCAACCCAATCATAATTGCTTACTTGTGTAACGTATTCATCAACGGCAGGAGAAAGAAATTCTTCATCTCTAAATATGACTTTTACAGGACCCAAGCCTCTTTCTTCATGAATTTCTTTAGCCAAGAACAAACAAGCTGTGGAATCTTTGCCTCCTGAAAACTGAAGGCATACGGTATCAAAAGTGTCATAGACATGACGTATCCTTTGTCTAGCCGCATCAACACAATTGATGTCAAGGAACATTCTACGCCTTGTCACGCTATTCCTCCATATATGTTTCTATAAAACTGACTAACCTTTCAGTCGTGGTTTCTCCTGAGTAATCAGGATTTGATTTTAACCAACGTAAAAAGGAATACCATATAGACTGTTCTTCTGCGCTTGAAAATACAAGAGTGAACTGTATTGCCGCAGAATCACCGCCCTCTACTTTTGTAGAAGTGCTTCCTTGTGTTACTATAGTTTCTGTAGGCACAACTGGGTTTAACGTGGTAGACGGAGCAATAGTAGGAGCGCTAACTTCCTCGCCAGAATTTGCAGTAGGCGGAACACTGCTTACAACTATCTGCGGAGCTGTCCATGCACCAGAGTCATCTTGAGTTGGCATTTCTGAAAGAATAATTTTATTTTCCATTGAAGCAACAGCAAAGTCATCCCAACCAATTGCATCAAACAAATCGTCTTGTATGAAATCAGAACTAGAAACTTCTGAAATAAGATCAAACAAAAGCTCGCCATCGTTACCGCCTAGCTCTGATATTTTATTGTCAGCCAAAGCAAAAGCTAAAGCTTCTTGCTCAGATAAACTAACAACTGCTACAGCTATTTCTTGCCACCCCAATTCCTTAGCAGCTCGTAACTGGTGGTTACCTGCAATGACTGTGTATTTTCCATCTTCATCCTCTACAGCAACTATCGGTTTAAGTTGACCAAATTGACTGTAGGATGCTTTTATAGCAGACACATCTCCTTGCCTTGGATTTCTTTCCAAAGGCTTTAAAAGGTCTACTGATGTAGCAAGCTCTACAATTGAGTCGTCTATATTATGTATCATTAAAATTGCACCTGTGCCCTTACGTTTGCAGCGAGAGTTCTTAAAGCATCACATGCTGTTCTCAATGAGTTTAGCTTTTCTCGCTTTGATTTAACTAAAGCTTCAGCAACTAAAGCTTCGTAATGAAGCTCACTAGTCTTATAGCCAGCCCAGCTTTCTTTTTGTTTAACCGCACCTTCTGCAGCTAAAAATTCTTTGAACCATTCTTTTTTGTATTGTGCTTCTTTTTTGGCATGGTCTGTGGCCAAAAGCTCAAAAGCCTCTGTTTCCTTTTCCATATCTTGTGTTATGCGCACAATTTCTGACTCCACATGAGCAGCACTTATAGGCTTGCTCCTGTTGTAATTCCTGTCAAATCCATCTTCTTCCATAATACTATTCTATAAAAACCCTAAGTAAAAAGCAAATTTTACTAGTCACAGTTGGGTAGTCTACTCCAGTCAATTTTATCTAAAGCTGACATATTGTCAGCATTCCAATTATATTCTGAAAGCCCAAACTTGGCTAACATCATTTCACGTAAAACCCAAGCGTCACATTCATCATCAGCGCCAGAGCCAGACCACACAATTCCAGTTTTTGCAGAAATGTTTGAAACTACCTCTGCTTTGTTTGCATTACCTTTACCAGTAGCAAACTTAGCTCTGTTCGTTGGGGGTATTTCTATATAGGGTATATTCGCTTGATAAAGTTGTAGCCGTATAACTCCGCCAAGTTCACCTTGTGCATGGGCGTGGCTAGACCTTTTAGCAAAAGCATATCCTTCTAAAGCAACTATAGGGCTTTGTACTGCAAGAAGAAGCTTTAAAACATTAACGCAAATATCTTCTAACCTTCCCATGTCTTTTAACTTAGACTGAATAGTACCTGTACCTTCATGCGTTGCCCATCCAGTGGATGTTAGACTCAAATCAAAAGCAATAAAGGATTCCTTATTTAACATTATACTTCTCCTTCAGCTCATCACCTTGTATCATGTAAAAAGGAACGGCAGGAATGCCTTTAGACCAAGACTCTCGCACACGACCAGCGTCTTCTATATAAATATCTCTGTACATGGAACCACTCAAATGAAGCCCTAACAAAGAGCTATTAAAAGGATTTTCAGTTATAAAGATATGACAATCTCTGCAAACATTAAGAAGTATCCGCTCGTCTAAAATATCGCCCCCTTGTGACCTATTTATTATTTCATGAACATCCACAGCCTGCTTCGTGGCTATGATCCCCGACTTATTGCTTGGCCTATCATTCCAAGATATTGATTTCATCTCAATCCTATGGAAAACATTTATTGCCATACACGCTTCGCATTCAACGCCTTCCCCTAATCTATCTTTAACTAACTTTCTTCGTTTAACATAAGTCTTTTTCATTTTATCAGACCGCTTACTCAAAGACTTACTTGATTTTAATTTAGAAGTAGACTTTAGTTTACTATTGCCTGTGTTCAGAGGAGTCCTCTTCAACTGCTTGTCTCCCCTTTTAAGTGGAGTACGTTTAAGTGGTTTACCTCTCTTCATTAAAATGTCCATTTTCCATCAATAGCATCCCATAAACCAATATCCGCAGGATCTACTGGACACTTATACTGCTTTTTTAATTTCTTGTGCATTAAGATAGCATCTTTTAAAAAACTAGATAACTTAGAATCAGGATCATCATTCTCTAAAAATAACATCCTGTCAACCTCAGCTAATTTCTTTTCAGCATGAAACTTAAACCTTTCAGATTTCTCAATAACCTGCGCTATTGATGCCGCAGGATCTGCCTCAAAATCTGGATAAGTATTTCGCAGTGATATGGCTTCTTTATTAAGACCATCTAAACGTGTTTCCACATTCTTAATAATCTTAATTAGTATTCGCTTCCAGCGTTCCCTGTTGTCAGGAGAACGCAAAAGATCTTTAGTCATCTGATCTGCCCTATTCTTAATATCTTCCGACACCATCAAAGCGAACTCTTGCTCACCTATCATCATTTCCTCCAAGCAGGACATCTACTTTTGAAACTACACCAGTTGCACAAAGGACCTGTTCTAGTTTCAAAAACGCCCGTAGAGCAACTCGTAGTAAGTTCATTCCAAGTCTGAACAATATTAGCTTTTACATTACTAATAACTTCTGGCTTAGGCTCATACACAGCTTTACTTGGCGATTTAAGATAAATTAGCTCGGCTCTCCCAACTTCAAACGTAGTCATCTGTTCCAGCAGAATAGAATAAATCATAATCTGCATTTGCTTTTCCCACTCATATCTAGGCCTAGGCTTTTTGCCAGTTTTGTAATCAGAAATAACAAGCTTATCATCTTCTATAGACCAACGATCAATGATTCCAAAAATTGGAACACCATCAATGTCGCCGCTTACTTTTTCCTCAATACCCTTAGCTTCAAAAGATGTAGGATCTTCAAGCTTAAAATAATTCTCAACGCACCACCAAGCTTTCCAACGAAACTGATTCTCAGTTGACTCCTGCTTTGGTAGGCTGCTCCATTCTGCGCCCCAAGATTTGTCCCACAGTTGCTTACCTATTCTCCTAGCACTACTTTCATTTCTGTCCTTAGCATCAAGTTTAAATAGGTCTTCTAATATCTCATGCACAAATGAACCTAGCACTTGCGCTTCTGTAGAAGGCTCTGGCAGTCTATCAAGCTTTGCGTACTTGTAACGCATTGGGCATTGATTGAAAGTTCCTATAGAGCTTGGAGACATGTACTCAGGCTCGGCATATACTTTTAGCTCACTCACCTGTTTTGTTCTCCTTAACCCAAGCAAGCATTTTATCTAAAAGCTCGCCAGTAACATTATCATTACTAAAATCAGCTCCATTAGATATTGTTCCCCAATATTTCTTAGCGCCTTCAATACCATCTTGAGTTTGACTGTTCAAAACTTTCCTAAGTCTATCAAAATGCTCAGAAGAAATTGGCGAAACCGCTTGTTCCTCAGCATACTCTAAGTGCCTTGATTCCTCTGATCTTGCCAAGTAAAGCCCAACTCCAAAATGTTGAGCAGCTTTTTTAAGAGCATCTGAAACAGCGCCTTTCATCTCATCCCCTAAATCAAGGATGTCCCCATTTCTCGTTCTCTTAATCTTCTGACCACCTATGCCGTCTTTCGTCACAACAATATTAGGTGCTTTGTCAGTTGGTACAAATGTAGCAGACAACCTAACGTGGGCTACAATGTAGTCGGGATCAAGAGCGTCTCGTTCACACTTAACTATCTCGTATGACCACATGTCTACACCAAGAACTTTATTTAACCTAGTGATAACTTCACTTACAGGAATATAGGTTAGGCTAGCTCCGCCTTTTTTGAGTTGTTTCTCAACCTCCGCTGGAAACGGCTCTGATAACTGATTTAGCATACTCATTGCTGTCTCCTAACTATAAGGCTAGTCTTAGGAGGACTTACCTCACAATACTCATCAGGGTCAATATTCAGATCTTTCAAAGCACCTACACGCCAATAAGAAACAGCTCCATATTTAAGCATATCAGCCATCATCTCTTTAGGGTTCTTTTTAACTTCACCCGTGTCAATATCAATTGATGACTCATAAATTCTTTGAGCTACATCTTCTGCTAATGATTGATGATCCCATGCTTTCCTAGAAGAACCAGACTTAACTTCAATAGTTGCGCCTTCTATAGCAATAGGGGCAGCAGTAAATCCGACAAGATCAACAACTTCATCTTGCATAGATGCAAATAATCTGGTAACTTCTGCTTTCGCTAGATGCATATCGCCTACATCTTGTAGGGCTTCTTCGTTAGATAATCTTTGAGTTTTAGAGTCTTCATAAATAGATGCTTCTAACTCTTCACACGCATCTAGTATAGACTTAACAATATCTTTAGTAGCCAATTCAGCCTCCATAATAAAATAATAATTACAGATATTGTAATACGATTAAATCAAAAAGTCAATAGTCGTCAAGAATCTCTTTTATACCTTCTTCAAAAGAAGTTTGATCAATCTCAGAAAAATCTCTATCACGGACAAGAGTCTCTAGTAAACTTTCTAGCGTATCTGCAAGGTGCTTAACTGCCATCTCTCTAACCATCTCAGTCTTTACTTCATCATCATGATGTTCTAACATATCCATAGTCACTTTGCTAACAACAAATTCGTCAATAATGTCTCTTGAATATGAAGAAGAAATACCAACAACAACATTATTCTTATCCCACAACAACACACGATAGTCATTGGTCCCTAAGGCAAGATCATCAGCTACAATGAATCTGACTTTGACCTCTCCTCTATACAGAACAGCTAATGTATCTGGG